GGATATAATTTTACTGAGTTTTTAAACATCTATACTTTTTCAAGTTACAAAATGGATGCCAAATTGGCATCCATTTTTATAGATTATTTACTACTACTTAGTACGATTACGAATCATAGCCAAGATATCCTCGGCTCGCTGACTGGATGGTTTGGTAGCAGCAGCTTGCACAGGTGCAGTTGCTACTGGTGCATCGTCCTCTTCATCTGCATCAAACGGTGCAGCTGATTGGACTGGGGCAGGTGCAGCTTTTGTTACTGGTGCTGGTGTTGCGGATTCTGCTGCATCATCACCACCACGACCTTGAAAGCCGCTGGGCTTGTAATACTGGCTCCAACGATCTGGATCGTATGCTTGACCATCAACCGACGCTTCAAACATTTCTTTGAGAACCTTTAGTTCGACTTCACCTGGACGCTTGGGCAAAAAGTCAGTTAGGTTGTAAAGACCAAAACTGTCAATGGCACCTTGTTCTTGGGCAGTCAATGCTGTTTCTTTACGACTCCATTTGCTGGTCGAATAGTCTGCGTATCCACCTTTAGAGGTTTTAGTAACAGTAAAATCTAATCCAGCGGTGTAATCTGTAGGCATGCTTTCTAGTTCTGGGTCCATTAGTGCGGCCTTGATTAAATTAAAAATCTGGGGGCTAATAACGAATCTACGAATAGGATTCTCTGGTGTTTTGTCGTCCGCTAGTGGATTCTCTCTTACAAAACCTTGGAACAGGTATGATTTCTTCTTCCAATACTTACGACCCATTTCTTCTAGTCCTGGATCTTTGAACCATGTTCTAACTTCTGCTAGAATAGGACAAGCGTCGCCATACATTTCTACACAGGGTACTTGTACAACAACCGGCTTACTATCTGCTTGTCCTTTGATGCCTGCAAACGGCAAGCGAATCATCAGTCGCTCGACCCAAAAGAATGAGTTATTTGTGTTTGCATCTGGTAGGAATCGAATTTTTGCACTTGAGCCTTCTGGAATGTTCCAGTGTGCATAGATGGCGTTGTCGCCTTGTGATTGACCGCCTTGCTGACGGTTTTCTTGCGCTTGTAGTTTAGCGCGAATTTCTGCTAGTGATGTGGCCATAATGTTTCTCCTTATAAAATGCCATAATATTTGTGCCTAGATATAAAACTGCACCGTGCAATTGTATAACAAGTGTATTTATCTTGTCAATACAAATTGTGTAAAAAAATCTCTATTAAATAGCAAGCGTTCACTCAATTTTATTTGAATTTCCTGTAATTGTTCCAAAGATAATTGAGCCAGTCTGTCAATTTCTTTTAAAATTGCGTCGAATCTTTCTTTGGTGTTTTGAATTGAATCATATGACTCATTTATGTAAGGACTAAAAGTTTGAAACCCAGCTTCTCTCAGCCTAAACAAACTATGCGGCCCGGACCATAACAAAAATGGTTTGCCCAAATAAAAATTCTTTAGCGTTTTTTCAGTATAAAACTTGTTTGTGTAAAAGTCGGTTTCGGCTACAATTTCAATAAAGTAATTATTGTAATGTAATCCAATGGTTTTTAAACTTTCTTCATATGAAACCCAATTATTAGCTTGTTCAAAATCTAACAATACTGGGCAATTTGTATGATACCAATTTATATCATCTTCGAATTCTTTTGTAAATCTAGGGCTGTATTGTCCGCCTATAGAGTTAAAGGCTAAAACACTTTCATCTTTATAATTGTTGTACAGGTGTCTGAAGATCTTCAATCTATATATGTCGTGTCTACCGTACAGAGCAGCAAACTTTTTTTGAAATTGGTTAGTAGACTGAGGTAAATCTTTTATTTTTTTGTAGGACATTGCTGCCCACATTAGCAATGCCCCCATGTCAATAAAAGTGATATTTTCTAATTCTAAATTGTCATATCCGTATATGTAACATGTTTCTTTAGTTAAATTTAAATCTGCAATAACTTTTTTGATGATTTCTCTAGTGCCAGTTATTCTACAATTTACACCGTCTCTAATCAAAAAAATTAGTATACGATTTTTATAGCCACCTATCGAGTATAAAAATTCATTTACACCTTGTGATTGATAGAGTCTGTTTGTAAAATGATCTAAATTTACAAAAACACAATCACCAATTTCTGTGATTATGTTTTCAAAATTTGATTTTGAAATTATATTTTTGATTATTTGCGTGTTCATAAAATTTTTTTTGATTAACAGAATTTATTTCTAAATATGGTTTCAGACACTCTGCTATTTTGGTATAGCCTTCAAATTTTGGATGAACGTCTTGCCAGTTTTTTATAATCAAGTCCAGTTTTTCAGCATTTTGTATTGTCATATTTTTAATTTCATTGCCAAATTTCTTCATAATCTCAGAATGCTGACTTAATTGTAAAAAATATTCTCTATCTGTAATGTAACTATCTTGTTTACAATCGGCTATTAAATGTTGTGTTGCGCTTTCAATTACAGGAATCAAATTTGAGTACAATGCAATGCTTGGATGTAATTTTGCCCATCCACCAATACATAAAATTTTTTTACCAAAAGAGTTTAATTTTGTATAAAGACTTTGAAAGTATAAATTACTAAACTCTTCCAATGATGCGAAGTTTAGCAACTTCTCAACAAATGTTTTTTCTAAGACTTTCCAATCAAAACGGTCACTGTCAATAAACTGTTTATCATAATATGATCGTTCTCTAAAAATATCAGTTTGGAAAAAAATAATTACATCTATTTCGTTAAGATTGAAAATTACTTTGTTGGGGGTATTTACTCCAAATATACAGCGATCAGATCTATCCCATTGTCCCTCTAATCTGTCAAGCATGAGCCCGTTACTTCCTCCTGCACAGCTTATATTAACTATTTCGTGTCCCCAATTCTCAAGAACAGTGTGAATACCTTGTCCAGTTGGTCCATACGTGTCGCCAATATATGAAAAAACTCCTATTCCCCAACTATCCCCAGCAATTAATATTTTCATTCTGTAAATATTCTACAATCAGCCGAAATAAATTCTAAGAAGTTTTGTCTATTATGTTCCAGCACAGGCAACATTTGTTTTTGTATATCTTCAAGTTCCTCATATGACTTAGAAGCGAATCTGTCTATTTCTTTTTTAATAGCTTCCAATCTATCATATGAATTAACAATCTCATCATAACTTTCATCTATCCAATTATCAAACGTTTGGAAGCCATTTTCCTTTAATAATTTCAGGCTGTATGGCCCACTAAACATAATAAAAGGTTTACCTAAATATAGATTTTTTATGGTTTTTTCAGTTATCCAAGTATTATCTATAATATTAGTCTCGGCAATAATTTCTAAAAAATAATGTTTATAAGGTTTTCTATTAGCTCCTACGATTGCCTCAAAATCGTACACTCTATTTGCAAACAATTTATCATAAACAACTGGAGTATTGTTGTTGGCCCAATTTATATCATCTTCGAAATATTCATTTAAAGCTAATTCACCAACCATACCGGTCTCTTGATAAGATATAAATGAATCGTTTTTGTAATTTTCAAATAGATGCCGCATTAACTTTAATCTAAAAAAAGTTCCTCGGTTAAACCATACTGCAAATTTTTTTTCTAGATTTCCTTGTTGCAACGGTGCACGTTTGACAGTTGCCCAGATTGCGTTTGCCCAATAGCGTACAAAATTCATATTAAACACACGCACATTTGGAATGGATAAATTTTCTCGACAAAAAACAGCACAAGTGTTTTCATTAAGATTAAAACACTCAACACAGTTTATTATAAATTGAATCGCCCCGCTATGCTTTATTATGGCTCCATCTTCAGATAAAAATATGAATCTTTTACCTTTTCCGTTTTTATGAACAAGATAGAGCAATTGATCAACTCCTCTTAAACTGCATTCACGTAAATACACTGCATCAAAATTTATACAAATAATATCACCAAAAATCATAAAGCCGTGATTACGGTCTTCGGGACTCAGATTCAGAGTTAGATAATCGTAGTAAAATGACTCTAGAGTTTCCATGTTGATAGAGTTTAAAGATTGAAAAAATTACAAACCAGCTAGTTTACGCAAAGAAGCCAACTCTTCCTGTACAACTGGTTGATCCATTGTGGTTGCACCAACTGGTTGTGGTGCAGGTGTAGGCTGTTGTGGAACGGGTTGTGTGTTTGCATTTTGCTGCTGCATCATTCCAAGTAGGCTTTGTGCCAGTGCTCGTTCGCCGTTTGACATCAACCAACCAATAATGGTATTTCTAATGTCGGTGTCTGGTCCCTGTACTTGTGATATTTTTTTGATAGACGCTTGTAGATCTTCTGCGTCAAGATCCGGAATACTGTCAATTGCAGCAATACCATCTACTCCATCCATGCCCGCTGCAATTGGTTTTTGAAATAATCTAGCAAGATTATCTTCACCTATATCATCTGAGTCAGAATCCCAGGTTGCTTCGGTAACACCAGTAGCCCAAGATTCAAATTCTGCTGTTTCTGCGGTATTCATTCGTTTCCTGTTTTGATATGCTTTATACACGTATGGCAGTGCTTCATTAAATCTATCGTCGTAGATTTTTTTGACAAATCTTTCTCGTAATTCGTCAATATCAACTTGTTCGTCCATATGGTATGAATCATTTACCATGTTCATTAATAATTCTTGGCCGTGCCGTCCTTGAAACTTTTTTAAATTATCTTTAACTTCGTTGTATCTGTGCATGGCAGCTTCGACCATGCCAGTGGTTTCTTGATCCTCAAAGGTACGATTACGCATACTGCGAACAAAATGTCGCATGCTGGCCATTTCTTTGACCATTTCGTTTATTAGTTCGCTGCCTTCATCGTCCATGCGCCCGCCATGTCTCAGATGATTGGCTGTGGCTCTAGCACCATGTAAGTTAGTATGATCTAATAGGAATCTTTCGCCCACAGGAGTTTCTATAAACACATGCTCGATCTGTCTTGCACGATCACCGCGCTTGCCCGGGTCAATTTGATCGCGGTGTTTGATAATAATTTTGTGTGTGCCCACATCTCCAAAACTCACACGCTTGTTGTTACCCATGCCATACAAACGACCTTCGCTGATGGCCAATTCATCTTTGTTAAAAGTGGCATCAGAACCTGCTTGCTGTCTTATATCTTTCAAATCAAGATTGCTACGATTGATATCTCTATTGTCAAATGTTAGCATGTTTCTACGTGCAAAGTTCTTTAGTTCACGTAAAAAAGCAAACCATTCTTGGCTTTGTTGTTCGTCCAATCCGTCTGTGATATTTGACCCGTAGTATATCTTCAAACTGTTTTCGTCAATCAAGCTGATAGTAACATTACCAAAATTTTCGCCATCATTGCTGACATAATCAAAATTAAAAAATCTTGCCTGTTCTGGATCTGATACTCTTTGAGCTTTGTCGTCCCCAATATTTACACTGTCAAATCTGCTACGTATTTTGTCAAATAGTGCTGCTGATATTTTGTCTAGTTCGCGCATAATATATTATTTATGGTTAAATCATTATAAAAGGCATGGGAGCAATATAATCATCTGTGCTATCGCGCAGTTTTTGATCCAAATCTGCATCATAGCTTTGCAATGACTGTATTATTCTAAGTGCCAGTAAGGTAGCACTTACCAGGTCATCAGTTTCGCCTATTTTGGCTGCAAATCCTGCTCCACTGGCCACAAACGTTTTGAGCTCGCTGATCAAGTTTTTGCTGCAAACGATCATTTTACGATTTTCAACGAGATTTTTCAACTTGGCGCATACCGCCAGTTTTGTTTTGTTTGTGGTAGTAAATCCTTTTCTGTGCATCCTAGCCTGACCCATTTTTATTGGCTGACTGAGGAATGTGCCCTTGATGTTTTCTTCTCCAAATTCCGCTATCACAACCAGGGCAGCTTCGCCCAGTGTGTTATTTTCTACACTGTAATAAATGTCGTTTTGCGTTCCTACTGTTTCATGTATGTATTCGCAAATTTCTTTCAGTATTGTGATTTGTCTCTGTATTGGAGTTTTGTTGTGTTGCCATTCGGCCACCTGGATCATGGTAGGCAGTTCGAACACCTGAATAGCTGCGTAGTCACCTCCGGTACCCAAGCTAGGATCCAGTCCAATTGCGTAGGTACGATTTTTTTGTGGTCTTTGAAACCAACGTACCTGTCCTTGCAGTTCCACAGGATCACGGCCCTGCAATTCTGATAGTGTAATGCTGTTGATCAAGGTTTCGTCATAAATCAAAAATTCGCAACCGTGCTCGCGTCTAAAGCGTTCTTCACCAATACGTCCAATTTCTTCAGCTTTCCATTTTTCATCACGATCTGGGTGTTCCCACCATGACGCCTGATAACCTCTAAATCCATTTACGCCCAGTCCGTCGGGTCGTGGATTGCCAAATTCATCTACAGTTTTGTTGGCCTGTTTCCATATAAACGCAAATTGATCTTCGTCGCTGTTGGGAGTTGATGTAATAATTGCCTTACCACCAGTGCTGAGTGTGGGCGAAATACTAGTCCAGAATTCTTTAGCAATAGTGGGTCTTACGAACGCAAACTCATCGCAGTAAAGCAGTGTAATACTCATACCTCGACCGGTAGTTTCAGTAGTTGTTTGACTAACAATACGACTTCCGTTTTCAAAGTCTATGCTGCCTTTGTTGTAGCTGGTGACACCGGCTCTGATCCAGTCTGGACATAGTTCATATGCATATCTCACACGCTGCATGATTTCTTGTGCGCCGGTATATTTGTGTGCTGCAATCAATATTGTCGAATCCGGACGGAACATGGCAAACCATAACAGATAACCAGCAGCACTTGTGGTCTTACCAGTCTGTCTGGGCATCAGGCTGACACTGAATCTATTAGAATGATAAGTATCAATAAGTTTCCGCTGATATTCAAAAGGTTGGTATAACATTTTACCTTTAACAGGATGCTGTATATAAAAATAGTTGCTCATAAAATACTCAGGGCCTGAATCTGGATCTGCACAACGTGCAAATTCCAAGATCTGATCCTCAGTCATATTGACTTTTTGATACGGACTCTTTATAATACTGTCATTAGGCTTTAACATAATTTTACTTATGGCTCATACTTTACTTTTAAACAAAGATTACACACCAATTAGCGTACTGCCATTAAGCGTTATTCATTGGCAACATGCTATTAAATTAATGGTATTAGGTAGAATTCAAGTGATCGAAACTTATCCAGATTGGATTATTCACAGCGAAAAACTGGCTCTCAATGTGCCCAGCGTGGCCATTACCAAGGAATATTTCAACTTCAAACGCCGAGTCAATTTTACCCGCTATAACATGTACCTGCGTGATCTCTATCAGTGTCAGTATTGCGAAGATACCTTTGACTTTGAAGATCTAACTATCGATCATGTGGTTCCTATAAGCCGTGGCGGTCGGACCGAATGGACCAATTGTGTGACCAGTTGCAAAGCTTGTAATTGGGCCAAAGCAGACAAGCACAATGTGCATCCAATTCGCAAACCGTATCGTCCAGATTATTGGGCATTGGCTGCGGCTTGGAAACACAGCCCTTTTAGAGTACGAGATCCTAAATGGAATCAGTATTTGGGTAGGAACAGCGAAGCTGCTTAAATTGGCCGCTCGCCTGTGAGGTATGGCAAGGAGAACCAAAGTTTGAACCACTCTTCGGTGCCAGGGCGAATATTATGTTGTTTCATGAGTTCGCCTTTTTCATTACCAGTCACAGAAATGTTACTGCCAGCAAAGCCCCGGTATTCTTGCATGACTGCACGATTACCAATGCCGGCTAGTACTCGTAATTGTTCAATATCATTCATTGACTTCTCTTGCTAGGCAATAGGCCTTTATTTTTTCTTCTCTGTGATTTATTAAAGTTAGCACCGCTTCTTCACAAGCTTCCAGTGTAGGATAACTACGCCATTCTCTCCATTGATCATCACCAACCACAAACACCACTAAAACAAAGACCCATTTCATTAATGTTCGCCGTAGGGCACAACCGGGCGATCATTGTCAGGATTGTCTGGGCCTGTCAGTTGCACCATGACTGTTTGGCTTCGCCATAGTACTCTCTAGCAAAACCATTTGCAATCAATTGAGCACGTAAACTCTGACCATCTAGGATCATGTCGCCTAGTACACGGCCGCCAAACTTGTCCCAACCGTAAAGAACAACTTGGCGTTTGACACTCTTGGCTACAGCATTCTTAGTAAATGCCGAAGCTTGCTCGCCACGCTGTGCTTCACCTGGGCATTGGGCTCTGTGTCCTTTTTCTGGTGTATCAACTCCGTACACTCTAACAGCCAATTCTGGCTTGAGTGGTTGTGGTAAAAATGGTGCTGCAATAACAACTGTATCGCCATCAGTGACACGAACAATTTGTGCGTCATAGGTCACGCCTTGTGGTGCTTTTTGTGCAAATACAAATGCGGGTGTTAATAATAGAACGGCAAATAATTTTTTCATTGATTTTCCTTGTTAGTTTTTACCACGAACGACATGACCAATAACGAGCTTTCCATCTTGGTCCTGGATTGTCGCAGTTGTGTCTTGCTCTAAAACTTTTACGACGCTTGGGATTGCTTTTCTTGATACGCATATTAGGATCACCAAACTCAACTTTGACCACATTGCCATTTGGCTTTCGTACGTAAACTTTGGATTTTTTTACATCTCCCTTCATCTTCTTACCTAAAGGTACATTACGACCACGATATTCAGCTTCCGCTAGGTCATCTTCACATAAGTCTGTGTCTTTGGATGTTTCAAAATTAAATGCGCGGGCGTCTTTTTTACGACGGCGGAGTGCATCTTTTTTACCGTTGATGGGACTGGTAGAATCTTGGGCAGGGGGCATGTTGGAATCTTCTGTTAAATATCCCACACGCATTAAAATTCTCATCATTGTGTCGTCTGCTTCGATTACAATACCATCTTCCATTAAATCAACAACATAAGTTTCAATCAAAGTTTCGTCTCTGGCAATTTCTAAATCAAAATAATCACCTATGCTAGGATCATCGTATGACTCTTCTACCTGTTCGATATATTCTCTTAGAGTTTTCATCGCTTGGTTCCTGGTGCTGGTGCTGCTTGTGTTGCGCCCGGAATTCGTATATTTAATGCTGACTGCGTTGTCGTTTTTGGTGTCGGTGATGCTCCTGTACCTGTTGGTGCTGCTGGTCCCTTTGCTCCTTGAGCCGACTTAAAGCCTGCAAGTGCCGATTGACGGGATGTTTGTGTTCCTTGTACCGGGAATCCACTGGCTCCTGTACCTGTTGGTGCTGCTGGTCCTGCTCCTTGAGCCGACTTAAAGCCTGCAAGTCCTGATTGTGCTGGTTTGCCCGTTGTAGGAGATTGGGTAGGGGTAGTTGCGGCTTTACCAACTGGGCCTTCGTCTGGACTGGGAGGTGGGATACCTTTGCCGGCAGTAAAAATATCGGCAATACCAGTATCGCCTTTTGGTCTGTTCGGATCTGCTTCTTTTACTAAAATGCTGTTATACAATGTTTCAAATTGTTCTTCTAACGAAAAACTTTCAGCCATTGGATTATCACCTAACTTGGGCTTGTCTGCGTATTGACGCTTTTCTCTATTCAAGTCATTGCCTTGTCTAGTGATACTTGCAACGCTTTGATATTCTTCGTCGGGAGTATTTTTGTATTTTGTTGTTCTAGTTTTCTTTGCTTCGTCCATCATTTCTTGTTCAGACATAGACGCATGACGCAATTGTTTGGCCAATTGTTCTGCTCCATCTGCATCCATTGTGCCATGAATTTCTATAGCACCTGGATGATCCAGATCTACACCATCATCGGTATTAAAACGAGGTTTATCGCCCATGCCTGCCAGTTTCAGCATGGCCAATAGCTCTTCGGCTTTTTCACCTTGGGCACTGATGTTTACACTCTTGTTGCCATCGCTGCTCATGTTGGTGCTGACATTGATAGTGTCGCGTTGATCCATGCCCATGTCTCCACACTCATTTATTTCTGATTCGCGCAATGGGTTTTCACTGCCAGGACCTCGCGCTCCGTAGCCAACTTTAGGACTTGGTAGACTACCAAGTCCAGGACTTGGTAGCTCTCTTGGCATTGGCTTTGGAGACATTTTTGCATCCGGAGTAGTTCTGAGGCTTGGGTCGACTCCCTTAGTAAATGCTGGGCCAAATTCTGGTTTTTTACCTGCTTCTCTACCTGCCTGAAAATTGCTTGCAATGTCTGACATACCTCTTTTAATTGCTCCTGCAGTATCTGACGCACCTTTTTCAATTTGCCCAACAAATTCTCCAGACTTACGTGCAATATTTCCCAACGAAATATCTTTGGCTGCAGGAGCCAATCCAGCCAATTGAGCCAATTCGTTTAGTGTGTTGTCCATGACTGGTTGTACAGTTTCGTTCATGCCATTGCCTAGGTCGCGCATGACATCATCATAAAAACGCTCCGAAACCCACTGGTATGGATCACCTTCTCTGGCTTTGGCCACACCGTATGGCATGTCGCCGCGGTCCATGTAATAGTCATACAGGGCATCATACAAATTCTCAGGCATAAAATCGCCTTCGATGAATCGTCTAACTTCGTGCTTGTATCTGTTGACAATGTGTTCTAGCGTGTGGCCATCTTCATCCAACATCAAGTGGATACCTTCATTGACTTTTTGTGGCAGGCCTTTGTGCTTGGTAGCTGCAAAGTCTCGGGCATCTTTTTTACCCATTGACTTTGCTGCTTTCTTTAGTTCTGGACTGGCACCTTTGACCTTTTCGCCTTTTTGCATGGCATGTACCATGCCCATAAATTTTTGCTGTTGTTTACTAACTGCTTTTTCGTTTACTAACTTAGATTCTTCTAAATTTTTTTTTTCTAAACCACTTAAACGCAACATGTCGTTAAATGCTTCTTCCAACTGCTCTTCTGACAATTCGTCTTCGGCTAATTCTGACTCTTCTTGGAACGCTGTTGTTGCTTGTCGCATGTAATTACCAGGCGACATGTCTGCTTTGCTGTAGTCTCTAGTGCCAATGTTGGTATCACCTGCCAATTTGGTTCCAACAACTCCGCCACCACCTGAACCGGTACCCGTAGGATTTGTTGTAGCTGTCTGTGGTTGTGCTACCTGTGTCACAGGACCAAATGCATCTGTTTGAGCTCCTAGACCTGTACCAGAAGCATTAGCCACTGCTGCTTGAGATGCAGGAGCATCAGCAGTTGGTCCACCTGTAATTGTTAAATTACTGGCTACACCTCTGGCTGTGCTGCTTCTTGTATCTGGGTCATTCGTTGCCGCACCTACGCCAGCGCCTGATCCAAAATAACCACTACCTGATCCGCCTCCTGCTCCTGCTGGTGCTGCTGGCTCTTTACCTTGTGCGGCTGCTAATTGCGCTGCATTAGTAGGACCACCTCCAGGAGCAGTCTGGGCAGGTTGTTGTGATTGAACTGGGGCCGGTTTGGCAGGTGGTTTTTTAGCAGGTGGTTTTTTAGCAGGCAAATTAGAGCCGCTCACAGGCGCAGGTTTGACTGTCGATACAGGCCCAGGATTCGTTTTACCACCCGGACTTGCTAATGCAACACCAGGGCCTGGGGCGGTTGGTTTGCCATCTGGTCCTGTAGGATTAACATTTGATCGTCCCGCATTCGCGAATGTTCCTTTAATAGCATTCCAAATTCCACCAAGCGAAGGTTGTGTTTGTGGTGGTTGTTGTGCTGGTTGTTGTGCTGGTGCTTCGTTTAGCATATCACTGTACATACGCATTAGTTTTGGATCCATCTTTATTCCTTTATTCCTTTGTACTATTTACCTATTATTATTTCTTTAATCCTGCAAGCAGTTTTAGTCGATCCAAGCTTTCATCAGTTTTAGTTGCTTGTCTTAGCCATGCATCACTACCCGGCGAAGGTCCTTTTTGCTGTCCAATGTCTCCGGTCTTGGTGGCTTTGTCTAACCATGACTGACTTCCTGGCGAACTAGTATTAGGTTCGCTACGATTCATCATCTGCTGAATACGATCTCTGGCCGCAGTTGCCTCTACATCAATATTGGTAGGCTTTTTACTTGAAAAATATGTGTCCGAATCTTGTTGATCACTGGGTTTGTTAATTGCAGGCTCTGCTGGTTTATCAAAAAAAGCCCCAGTAGAAGGTTGAGCAGCTGGCTCTGGGCGATCTTTACCACGATTGTCCCAATATGTGCCAGGAGTTTCTTGATCGCTAGGCTTGTCCGTTGGCGGCTTTGGTCCGGGCATATTCGGTTCGGGTGAATGGATCAGTCCAGTTTTCCTGGACGGCTTTGATGGAGTAGGTAAAATACCTTGTTCAACATCTTGATCTGGCTTTTTATCTTTACCCAGTAGATATCCTGCACCAGCTCCAGTTGCCAATGCCCCGGTTGCTACTTTACCTGGATTTCTAGCAATTGCTTGACCGGTTCGATTGGCAATTTTTGCTCCAGGTGCAAATCCTGCAAATTTACCAGCCGATCTAATTTGTTGCGGAGCTCGTCCAGCTACACCTGCTCCAAAGTTTTTGACCAGACTGGGGATTGTTTTCAAAGCTTTTGCTAGCACACCAATTTCATCTAACCTTTTAATCAGTTGTGATTTATCTTCTTCTAATTTTTGTATTCTCTTTTGGAGTTGTGTTCGTTTATTCATTTGTCGTGTTCCTTCTTTGACCTGAGACGATTGGCCTTTGTCTTTATCTACTGCGGCTTTTAGTTCTTCATCTGATGGGAAGAATGATCCAGTGCGATATTTGTCTCGCACTGCCTGTGCAGCAACGGCCGGAACTGCTAATATTGGAACTGCTCCTGCTGCTGATATAGCTGATCCTGTAGTATCACCTATGCTGGCTCTGCGTAGTGCATCAGCTCCTTGATAGGCCACATTCAATCCTGGTAAGACTTTAGCGGCAACACCGGCTACCTTGGGTGCAATACTACCTGCCATGCTGGCTCCGGCTGCTCCCAATGCTCCAAGGCCAGTTACATCTCTGGCGGTGGTATATGGGTTTTGCGACGCCGCACCAACCGCTGCAGGCTTTGGCGGTGTTGGCTTGGTACCTTGCCCGGTGTCTGCCGACTGTTGTTTAAAATATTTTGCTAATGCCAAGTTGGCTTCTGCAGACCCGGCCTTAAACTTACCAGCACCTAGTACTGAATCAACCTTGGTTTGATCTAATCTATCTGCACGACTTGTGAATTGACCACCACTAGTTTTTGCTAATTCAGCACCAACTGATTGTTGTTCAACAAGATTTTGATTTAAAAAATTATAATATTTCAATGCAACTTTGGCCTCGGCTAGTTTGCCAGGTGGTACTGTGGGTTTTAGAAATCTTGACAAGTCGTACATGTCTTCACCGGCAGACATTGCTTGTGATAACTTGTTTAGATCGAGCAAGCCACCGGTATTGTCTGGAGTTTCGCCGGCAGCCGGTTGAGCAACAGGTTGTGATGTGGGTAGTTTGGTTAAATCTGTGCCAACAGCGGCTGTGGTTGCCACTGCCGGTACAGTAATACCACCGGTGGTGATAGGCGGTTTTGCTGCTATTTTACCATCCGGACCGGTTGCTGCCATTCTTGCTAATATTTGTTTGCTATATCCAATTGCACTAGGTGCATCTGGATTTTTTTTATCTATGTATCCAGATACTATATTACCTTGTTTGTTAATGGCACGAGGCCCACCATAATAAACAGCAGCAGCTTTGGCAGGGTCTTTGCCGTACTTGTAGTATAAATCTTTTATGTGTGCGTTGCCGCCTGCCATATTATGTTCAGGATTATAAATATCATAATCTTTTGGGATCAAACCTTGCCGTTTCAAGCCCTCCCAGGTTCGGGGCATAATCTGCATAGGACCAATAGCACCAGCATAGTTTGGCTTATTGGTTTTTACCTTGCCATGACCACTTTCTTGCCCGTATATAGCATATTGCAATGCTGCCAATGTAGCTTCATCATCGCTAGGTTTGCCTGCAGCTTCTTGAAATTTGAATTCACCTGGAGGTAAAATTTCTGGTGGCCGATCCATGGTAGCAGGAGTTTTGCTCCATCTCACTGAACTGTATCCAGTTTGCGGTAAGGTAGCACTGTCTGTGGCTGTGTCTGTTGCACTGGACGAGCCAGTAGGTGCAACGGCAACCTGACTTTTATCTTTACCTGATCCTGTGCGAGCTGCATCGGCGTCTGCATATCCTTTGACTACATCGCCGGCAAAGTCTACCGTTTTGTCAAATGCTTTGCCAGTTAAATCTGCCAGGGTTTCTACTCCTCGCCCAACTGCTTGACCTAATCCTGCTTGGGGGTCTTTTAGATATTCATAGCCTACCGTTCCAGCAGTACCAGCCAATGCAGCCTTTTTACCAACATCTACAGTCTTACCAATTATACCTTTTGGTTTAGCTACAGCATCATCGGCAGCAGCCGGGGTGCCTTTTTTCGCTGCTTTTAATTGTGCTTGTTTAATTGCAGTGTCAAGTTTTGCCTGTTTGATTTTTTCAATTTTTGTAGGCACAGTCGTGCCATACTTATAA